GAGCCTACCTTCGAGCCTTTCCGCCTTCTCAAGGGCTTCTTTGTAGCGTTGGGCGAGGTAGCGTTGAGTTGCAGCTTCTGTCTTACGTTTTCGCTCAAGTTTTACTCTCTTATATAAACCTACGTGGGAAATATATCTTCCAGATTGTGTACTGAGCCAAGCAGCTACTTCTCTGTAGCTATAACGTTTAAGGTGTTTTTTAGCCAGCTCAAATAGTTCTAGTTCTTCTGGAACTGGTAGTAGTATATCACAATCATCTGGGTCTTGTCTATAGCCAAATGGCACATGACTGCCTAATCTTACTACAGGTTTCCAGACATACTCACCATCTACAAAATCTGGCTTAGGTAAAGTCCAAGTTTTATTCGTCTTCATCCGATTTTTGTGGCAGAATAAATAGTGGATTTGCAGCAGAAACTTCTACTTTTTCTGTTTTAATAAATCCACTACGATCTAAGACATCTTTTGCAGCTGCCATCTTTTCTTTGTTTCCTAGATCTGTTGGGTTATTCATAACTTCAAACATTGAATATGCAGCTTTTGTTGCAGACGAAGCAATAAACTTTTTAGTTAGTGCTGCAATCTCATCTGCAAGTGGCTCTGCTACTTGTCTAGAAGTAACAGCATCTGCATACCCAGCAAGCTTTTTAGCTGTTACTAGGTTGCCACCAGCTTCCTCAAAAAGTACATCAAGGAACTTCTGTTGTTTCTCTGTTAAATTTCTAGTCATTATGTCACCATATATATGATAAAACCAAAAATAGTAAAACCTAGTAGAAGTAATAGACCTGTTAAAGTCCAAGTAATTATAGCTTCTTGCATCTCAGCCTTACGGTATTCCTGATCTTTCTTTTGTTTTCTTATTTTAGCTTCTGTAGCTACAAGCTCATCCCATGCAGATGGACCCATAGTAAAGCTAATGTAGTCCTTCAGCTCTTTCCGCATTTGTTCAGCTTTACGTTTAGCTGCAAATACTTCCATAGCTTCGGCTTCTACAGAACCACCTAGTGTTTTCCACCAAGGTGGGTTTTTTGTTTGCTTCTCAGCTTGACCTAGATCAGACATGTGGCCAGCCCATTTAGTTAGCTGGCTCGACATGTCCTGAAGGTCTTTGCCAACAGCAAAGCCTTTTTTAAGTGCGTTGAAGGCAACTGTAGCCCCACTGATTATTGTTACTGGGTCCACGAGTCTCCTCCCAAAGAACTCACTTCACACCTTCGTGTACTACTCTTTTAATATCTCCACGTCCAATACCAAGGTCGTTTAATTCACGATCTGACATACGCCACAAGTGCATCTCTGCGATACGGGCATTGGCTTGGCGTTGACGTGCTTCGATTAGTCTTTCAAAAAATTTTTTCATTGTTGTCTCCATAAATTGCTGCATTGCAGCTTACAGAGACTAGTTTTACACATATAGTTATACTATACTATTATAAAAAATGCAACCCCGTTACCCGACAGGAACAAAGGTTTCTACTACAGTTATAATAGAGTCTATGTGTCCTGCAGATGTTGGAGTAATTTGTATTTTATCTCCTGGTTCAAGTACAAGCTCTATACCTTGAAATTCTAAAAAATCACCAGCACCTAAGCTTTTACCTTCTATAAAACCAGAAGCATAAGTTTCAGAGGTATCGTACCATTTAACACTAATAGAATTAGTAGAACCACCTGAGTTATTGACAATAAGGTATACTAACTCTGCTGAACAGTTAGCAGGGCAAGTATATACGTCTTCTGTTGTAGTTCCTGTATTATGGCCCCACACAGAACGTTTACGTGAAGGTTTACCCTGCGTAACTAAAGTCATTTCTTGTTCAACACTTTCTTAGCCGTTTTAACTATCCAAGCTTCATTTACTTCGGTATTAGGATCGTCAGCAATAAAATGCCCATCTTCATCACGAGCACGAACCATTTCTAGTTTTTCTTCGGTTTTCTTTGGTTTAGCTTTTTTCTTAGGCTTTGCTTCTTGTTCTGCAATAAAAGCTAAGACTTTTTTATCTTTACTTTTCCAAACACCATTTACTTTCTTACCAAGAATCCCGCCTCGGTGATTTACTACTCTATCGCCTACTATTTTCATGATTTCCTCTTTTTAGCCATTCCGCCTTTAGACATGCCTTGTTTACTTTTAATACGTTTAATAGAGCCTTCAATACGTCTAATTTCAGCCTCTTCTTTTCTAGGAACAACACCACGTTTTCTTTTAGCTGCAGCGGCTGCTCTTAGTTCCTTTAATTGAGATTCAAGTTTAGTAATATACTTTTTTACCCCAGACTGACCATCAATTGCAGCTGTAGCGGTAAAACTTATATCCTCCACAGATGTAGATTTTTTAGGACGTAACTTAGGTTTTGGGGAAGTTCTTCTATCTGAACCTGGACGTAGTTTAGGCTTAGGAGAAGAAGCAGATCCACCTAGATCTTTACCTTTGGCATTAGCCCAAGCAGTAAGTGCTGCGCCTTTGAACTTACCTTTGTTTCTTTTCTTCCAAGCATCTAGTTGCTCTTTAGTAACAGCAAGTTTTTTCTTACCGTCTTTACCAGTAAAATACATAGAACCAGCTTTTTGAGCAGCTGAAACTGTTTTATACTCTTTAGCCATAATTATTTACCCTTATACGAAGCCCCGCATTTTGCCATGCCTCCGTGTGCATAACCTTTTTTCTTAGTTGCTTTGTGGTAACCTGTGCCACCACAATGTGAGCAACCTTTACCTTTACACTTTGGACATTTAACTTTTTTCATTATCTAAACTTTCTAGTCTTTGCCGCAATCTTTTTGGGCTGTTTTACAAATTGTTTACCTTTGGCATTGCCTTTTGCCTTTGCCTTATTAGTAGCAGCTTTTTCTCCAGGCGACAAAGACTTCCATGCTGCATCTGGCAGGTATCTCTTTTTACCCTTCGAGGGAGATCCGTCTGAAGTTCTCCATTTCTGCTTGCCCCAGTTCTTTAAGGACTTCTGAGGCTTCTTCATGACTTGTAGCCCCCACCTTTGGCTTTGTATTGTTTAGCAACCATTTGGGCTTTTCTCGCAGACCATTGTCCAGGCTTGCCACCTTTTGAACCTGCTTTGACTCTTGCCACGAGATTCTTACGCATAGTGGGTTTGGTATAGTTACCTGCAGCATTTACTTTTGATTTCTTTTTAGTAGCCATTACGAACTTGTTCCTACTTCAAAACATGCTGGTACAGCATATATTCCTTTTTGTAACATATTTACAGCTACAGCTTCTGCTTCTTCTAAACACGACTGCTCACTGTAGAACGCCTCTGGTTTAGCTATTACTTGACAGGATAAAGCAGAAGGATCTAAGCACATTAACATTATTGCTACCCACATCTTAACACCTCCAACGTCTACGTGCCTGACGTAAACGGCTGTTAGGATCTTTTGCTGCTTTTGGGAATTGTTTCATTTGACCTGCAGAACGTGCACAGTATGACTTTCTACGTTTAGCTCTGGCCCCTGAAGGTTTCTTTTCAGTAACAGCAGTTTTTAGTTTAGAACCTGGGTTCTCTCTACGGTACTTAGCTACACCTTTTGCAGTCATACCTGCACCACTTTTAGTTGGACGTTTATGTCCCCCTTTGATGGTATGACCTTTCATGCCAGTGCCTTTACGTTTTTTCTCAGCCATTACTTTTTACCTGCCCTACTGTTTCTAGGAAAAGATCTATTAGCACGTTTAGTAGTTACTGATAAATTTTTTCTAGAATTATCCCTGGGATTACCATTACGGTGATTTACGTCTTTACCATCACCTTTTTTAACCACCCCAGCTTTTTTAAGAGTTCTACGTGCAGCATTTCTAGAAGCACGATTTTTCTTTTGTTGAGCTGTACCTTGGTAATTACTATACTCTTTTTTGTAATTTCTCATAGAATAATTAGGGGGAACACAGGACGTTTGCTATCTTACCCCTACTCCTTACTTAAATCTGTTATATTTAGGATTATCTTTACGTCCAAATAATCTAAGAATAAAATCTGTAATAGATCTACCTATCTCTGTTGGAGTTGGTAGTAACCAACCAAGAATCAGTAGTAAGATTACCCAAGGTGGTATATTTGTATTGGTGATGTCTAGGTTTTCCACAGTACCTGTCTCTACCTCTTTTGTTGTCTGAACTATGTCCCTACCTGCTGAAGTGGTCTGTTCTACAGATACGACAGATTGACGATTCTCTTTACCTATTTGTGCATTACTG